AATTTTAAGAACTTGATGAATATTTTTTCTGAATTAGGTAAGTTCTCAGATAATCCTGCACTTGTAGGACAAACCAGAAAAGATGTAATCAATGTAATTAAAGGTGACTTATTATCTGGTGAAGGTAAGAGACTAGAAAAGTTTTTATTAGATTCTGAAGGAGTTAAAACACTGAAGAAATTATTCCCAGAACAGAAAGATTTGTTTGATGATTTCTCTACTATTATTAAGAATGCTCAAGGTTCTAGTACTACACCTCTATGGATATCAAGGTTCATTGCTTCTGTATTAGGGTATAGAGCTGGTGGAGGTGAAATAACTGGCGGAGTAACTACAGCTATTTCTCTTAAATCATTAGACTCAGCTCTTAATTCTAAAGGTTTCCGTAAATTAGCTATGGATGCTTATAGACAGGGAGACCCTAATGAGAAGAAAATTAATGGTATGGTGAAGTGGTTAAAAGCTAACACTGATATAACAGATGAAGGTCTAAAATCATTCAGACAACAGATGTTAGGTGGAGCTACACTTGTAGGTGGTATCAGTGCAACTGAAGACTACACTGATGTAGAAAATGTTAAGAAAATAGGACAAGCGTTGCCGTTTGTCGGTGAGTATATTCAATAGGAGTAAATAATGGCAGAACAAGGTACGCAGTACGGACAACAAGCAAAGAACTATCTGATACAAGAGTTTATGAAAGATTTGTCACCTGAGATGGCAGCTGCAATAGCTAAACTTCCGACTGACAAACAGTTTGAACTATTGGCACAACTAAATAAAATTAAACAGATGAATAAAGCAGCGGGGACTGGTCTAGAGGCTATAGGTGGTTTTGCTGATGGTATGAGTAATGTGTTAGATACCGCAGGTCAAGGTTTAAATGAATTAAGAGGTATTCAAGAGCAGATGAGAATGATGCCTAGAGGGATGTTCGGAGGAGAGTAATATGGGAATGTTTAGTAGTGCTGGTCAAGCAGTAGATGATTTCTTCGGTAATATCTTTAAGACAGAACCTGAAGAATGGGAGAAACAAGGATTTGATGACTACGAACAATGGTGGGAATATATGATGCCAGACATTAATCAGTATAAATCTCCTATCTATCCTGGTGGGTTCGACAAAGATAGATACGAGGCAGATATGTATGAGTGGAGAAAGTTAAAACCTCTATAGTAATTAATCCTTATTGTCCTTCCATAGGTCATATTGATAGTGAAGTCCATCATTACCATTCTGTCCGATTATATCCATCCTATCACCATCCCATTCAAGAATAGGTGACTTCATCTTGTGTTGGTCTTCTTCACTTAAGAGTTTCGTGTAGTAGTTTTCGACAGCAGTTGTTTTAATTCTTTCAACGAGTTGGTTGTACTTTTCTTCTGCCTCGATTCGTTTCTTTTTCTCTTCTTCATACTTCCTAACCCAAGAGATATACGAGTCTTTCTGTAATTCATCCCAAGCAGACATTATTGGTATCTCTTAAACCAAACTCTACGACCATTCTTTCTGATGTCTATTGTCTTACAGTATTCAGTAGCACCACGCTTCTCAGCTGACATAACATACATATAACAAGACCATACATCTTTACATACATAAGTACCTCCTCCTTCTACTCCATCATTCTTTACTACATCCATAGTAATTAAATCTGGTGCAGGGAACTGATACACGTTTGGTTTATTCCAATCGTGATTAGCAAATGCTACACCGCTAAATAACAATCCTAATAATAACTTACGCATATCTTCCTCCAAATCTCATAGGTATTTCTTTACCTGTATCATCAACAATAAGTAGCTCAGTATATTCTACTACCTCAGCATCCTTACCTTTACCTGTTTGTGTACGTACAACCTGTACATCTTTTACTTTATATTTAGGTTTTACCATCCCCATTCTCCTTTCATACCAGCAGCTGAGTAATCAGTTACTGTTCCTTCAAAAAAATTCTTAAAACTATCTCCAGCAATAATCCATTCTACCCACGGCAGCGGATTATCTTTAACACCGTAGTTTGCTTTAAGTCCTAGTTGTATTAATCTCCTGTCCGCCAAGTGTCGAATGTAATCTTTGACTTCGCCTTTTTCCAGACCCTCGATGCTTCCCATTTTATACGCCAAATCGATAACCTTGTCTTCCAGTGAGACAGCAGTTCTAACCATTTCATAGATTTCCCTCTTAAAATCATCCGTAACAACTCTTGGATGCTCCTTACAAAATTGTCTAAATAACCTAGACATACCTTCAACGTGCATAGATTCATCTCTTATGCTCCACTCAACTACCTCACACATACCCTTCATTTTACCGAATCTTTGGTAATTAAGCAACATAGCAAACGCAGAGAATAGAGACATTCCCTCATTGACACAAGTCTGTGCCAAAGATTTAGCAAGTCCGTGTAGAGTAACTACATCATTGTCTTGCATAAATTCTATCTTGTCTTTCATTTGTTTGTATTCTAAGAATGCAGAATACTCACTATCATCAAATCCTAATGTGTCATTCAGTAGTGCATAGGCTCTCTGATGTGTTCCTTCTCTATTAGCAAAGGACATAATCATATTCCTAATCTCGTGGTTACGAAATTTAGGCAAGAAGAGGTCACAATAGTTCTGCCCTACTTGAACATCAGATTGAGTAAAAAGTCTTAAAATTTGGGTAATATGGTTCTTCTCAGTATCTGTTATGTCTCCTCTTTTCCATTGGTCGACATCTTCTTGTAGTTTGACTTCCCATACACCCCAATGAATCTTCTCGTGTTCCTCAGCAATTTCCATTGCCCACTGATGATTAAATGGTTTATAAGTGACTGCTTCATCTAATACACCTACTTCAGTGTTCTGTTGGTTTAATATCATAACTTTCCTCGTTATTATCTATAATCTGTACCACTAAATCTATCATAGCTGGTAAACATATCTCACATAAAGTAACAGGCATTCTTCCGAAATAACTCTGTACTCCTCCTAAATCTTCCTCATATTCACACCCACATATATTACATATGCTCGATGGTTCTACCCTTGACAACTTAGACATTCTGTATCCTCTTTAAATGTTTCTAACTTAACTCTCTCTACTTTCTTACCTATCTGTTCGGCAGTAGCACCACTATTGGTACGAAGATAGTAAAGACCTTTTAATTTCTTAGCCCAAGCAGAAAGATGGACTTTGTTTACATAACCTTTATCGCTGCCAGCTGGGAAAAATAGATTTACACTTTGTCCTTGACATATATAAGGTTGTCTACCCGCAGCGTGTTCTACGACCCATAATTGGTCTAGTTCAAATGCAGTCTTAAATACATCCTTCTCCCACTCAGATAAATAATCTAGGTGTTGTACAGAACCTTCGTGATGAATAATGTCTTTCCATTGCTCCTCTAACCAATCCTTTTCAAGACCTAATCTTAATCTATGTTCGTTAAGGACACGAGCAAGTTGCTTATTCTTTACGAGATGAGACCCAACCCTAGTCCTATGTGTATAAGCATTAGACTTAATAGGCTCAATGGAAGCAGAAGTACCACAGATAATAGAACTATTAGCATTAGGGGCAATAGCAAGTAGGTGACTATTCCTTCTCCCACTTCCTTTACCATCTGAGTATTCTCCACGAACCTCAGCCAATCTTTTAGTCGCTGCAACTGCTTCCTCCTTAATGTGTTTAAACATCCTTAGGTTCTGTCCAGTTGCCTGTGCAGACTCCCAAGGAATATTCTTCGATTGTAGGTACGAATGGAAACCCATAGCACCTAATCCTAAACTCCTCTCTTGTAGTGCAGATAATTTAGCTCTCCATAATTCTTTAGGTGCATTCTCAATAAATGCCTGTAGCACATTATCTAACATCTCAATTAAATCTGATACAAGTTCTGTCCCTTTCCATTCGTCAAAGTGTTCCAGATTGAGGGAGGATAAGCAACATACTGCCGTCCTATCCTCATTTGTGGGAAGATGTATCTCATTACAGAGATTGCTTCCCTTAATTGTAAGTCCGAGGGTTTGTAACTCTTTTGGTAATTGTCTATTTGCTTCATCGATAAAATTTAAGTAAGGTTCACCAGTTCTAAATCTGACTTCTAAGAGTCTTTGCCATAGTTCTCTCGCACTGACTGTATCACGGACTTCACCATTGCTAGGGTCAGTAAGACTCCAAGGCTTATCATCGACAACACAATCCATAAAGGCATCAGTAATATTGACAGCGTTATTAATGTTAAAACACTTCCTATTACTATCACCTCCAGTAGGTACTCGAAGATTGATGAATTCGATAATGTCTGGATGACTGATGTCAGTATACGCCGCATAGCTTCCCTTCCTTGTTTTTCCTTGTTTATAAGCTGTCATTGCTGAATCAGCTACTTTAATAAATGGTATAGGACCTGGAGCTTTATCTGACACTGGTCTTACATCTCCCCAATGTCCTCCTACACCTCCACCTTTAACACTCAACCAAGCTAACTCAGATTGATGTTGTATGAGACCATCAAGGTCGTCAGGAACATAACTAAGAAAGCAAGAAATAGGTAGTCCTTTAACTTCTTCTCCTGGCATCGGAGCGTTAGACAATATAGGACTACTGAACATAAACCACCCAAGACTAACAGCATCATATAACCTCTGTGCTAATTCTAAATCATTGTTACTATAGGCAACACAAGCTCTAGCATATGCTTCTTGTGGTGACTTCTCTTTACCTCTAAGATAGTAGTTAGTGACAAGTTCTTTTGCCTGTTCAGACATTTTGTTATCTCTCTTCCTATCTATAGTGATTCCTAAATAATTACTCTTCATCTTCTTCTTTAATGTTAATACTAATCATCGTCTGACCATTTTCTTCATAACTTGTATAAGTCAATCGACCACTGTTGTGCATCTGAATTCCATCTAGTATTCCTTTACCATACTGCTGCTCTCCATACCACCAAGATGCTAAACCACCTACAGCACAAATAGCTAATATCAACATAATTACTAACTCAATATTCATTGTCCTCCCCAAATTGCTCTCTATTTCTAATTAATTTACCTTCAAAAGCATCTAACAAATCTCTTACTGATATCTCTAAAATATCGCAGATAAGACATTCATCGTATCCTTCGTTCTCTATTTTGTCTTTAAGTTCCTCAAGTGTTAGCATCTATTAGTTTCTCCAAATACCACTGTGCCTTCTTTAAGTCCTCAAGACCATTCTTGTACTTATATCTAGACACATACTTAATAATGTTTCCTTCCAAGTAGCTAAACTTTTGGTCAAGAATAAAGTCAATAACCTCTATATTACCTTGTTGATAATGTGGTGGGTTTATCGCTTGTTCTTTGTCCATTTCTTTAACTCCTTAATTTCTTTTGTACTAAAAATTTCTATTCCGTATTTAGCACACCATTGTCTGTATGTAGTCTTGCCGCCTTTCCTAGTTTTCTTCTCTGGGTCAGGCATCAGAAATATTAGATGTTTACCTTCAAACTTTAGTTGTTCCGCGATAGCTCTATATTTCTGTGTATCACCTGCCCTAAAGAAACCTTTGACCTCTATATAATAGTCATTAAGACAAAAATCGGGCGTGTAATTTCTTCTAACTGTATAAGCAATTCTATGAGGTTCATACTTCCACTCCTTACCTAATAGTGTGTGACACTCTTTCTCTAACTTAGACCTATACTTTGTTGCCATCTCTATCTACCTCGATGACATCAGGTGTTTTTACTACTGTAGTTAAGTATCTAGGACCATTAGCATATAAGAAAGTTCTTAGACCTGGGTGACAGATATGTTTGTATTGACAATAGCTGCAACCTAAACCTAACTTCATATTACCACTCTTACCATCAGGTTCTACTTCATAACATCTAGCAGGCGGTTGTTTGCTGGCTACTACTTTCTTTATGTGACTAATTCTATCCTCGATACTGAAGAAATTTAATTTAGTCCAATGAGGTGATTTCTCATCTTCCATATCATATTTAAGTAGTGTTAGGTGACCATTAGTTTTATCCATCGCTAACCAACCAAATTGTCTTTGACCTTCAGCGTGTGCATAACCTTTGATTTGGTCTATGTATCCGAATGGGTCATCATCAATCAATGAACCATCTTTGAACTTTTTGAAACCATAACTAGAAGTAGACTTAACATCCACCAGCAAGCCGTCAATCTTACAGTCCATAGAGCCTCTTATCTCATCGACTTCTACTTTCTTCTGTTCGTCAGTTACTGTATGACCAGATAATTTTACTAATGCTAAAACCATCTCTTCAATTAAGTGTCCGTATAAGAACTTAATTCTAGTGTGAGGGAGTAGGGGTTCTCCCTCGTAACCATTATAATTATACCATAATTGTCTGTCTTTTTTACCTATATTAGACATTCTTAATTTACGATTGTCTTCTTTATGGGTAGTAATATTGTTGAGTAGAATTTCTTTTACATTCTCTGCAAATTGGTCTAGGACCTTCTCAACATTGACACCTTCAGGTATCTCCTTTGTATCTACTAAATTGTAGACATCTTGTATTAGTGTGTCTGTACTCATTCTTTCTCCTTTTTATCGAGTATTAATTTTACTAGTTCTCTGATTTTTAATAACTTCATCCTACTAGCATTATTATCACCGCCAGCCACTTCCCATCCATCGGAATAGACTTCTTTTAGTCTCTCTGTCGGTATGATAAATCCTAACATAAATTCACCATCAAGTGTAAGATTGTGTATCCAAATATCTGATTCTGTTGTCTCAATCCCACTAGGTTTATTATAACACTGAAACTCTATACATATGTTACCAGTTTTGTGCCATTTGTCTTTTTCTGTTTTTACTTCCGCTGTCTTTAATTTCTCTATTATAAAGTCTTCCCACTTCTCTCCGAACTCTAAATCTAAATCGAATTTAGAGAACTTCTTACCTCTGTTATTTGCTGTCATTAGTGTGTTTCTGCCCAGTTGTTGCCTATTTTATATTCACCATCTAAAGGACAATTAAGTTGGAAATCCGTACCTGCTCTCTTGATACAATCTACTGCTAAAGACCCAAACATATCAGCTTTAGATTCCTCTACTTCACATTGAAATTCATCGTGAACATTTAAGACAAATTTAAAATTTATGTTGTAACTCTTTGCATATTTATCTAAAAGCAACAACGCTTGTTTCATCACTATTGCACCTGCAGATTGTAGTAATACATTTAGTGCTGCGTGTTGTGACCTAATAATTAATCGTCGTCCATCGAGACCTCGAAGCCAACCCTTTGAGCTCTGCGAGTCAACTCGTCTTCGTAGTGTTTTAAGTGCTGGCGTATTATCAAGGAACTTTGCTTTAAGACTAGCACCTGCTTTCGCA